ATAATTCTACTGCTTGTATAGGTGAAGAATCAAAAACTTGTTCCATTCTTTTATCACCTCTAGCTCTTTGTTTAGTAACGTCAGCTTTTCTTGGTTGCATATAATCAGCAACTTCTTGCCAATGTGTTTCCCAATTTTGTCTTTGACCTTCTAATCTTTCATATCTAGTTAATAAACTTTTTGTTAAATCTGTTCGTGCCATATTATTTTATTTATCTTTTTGTCCTAATAAACTTTTTTTACCTAATGTTAAAGTTTCATCTTCTACACCTTTTGAACCTGTCATAATTGTAGACGATCTACCTTTTGCTTTTGTTTTTCTTGAATCATAACCATCCATTGCAGTTGCTGTAGATTGTGAAACTTCTGCTACTGTTGGTGTAACCGGAGGTGGCGGTGGTGCTGGTGGCTTTGGTCTAAATACTCCTCCCATACTATTCTCCAAAAGTTAATGATGATTTTGTTTCTTTAGTATCTTTTGGTTTAGCTTTTACTTCTGGTTTTTTAACTTCATTTTCAAAAGTAATATCATTACCATGGTCTATAGCTTTTTCATAAGTTCTTTTTTCTTTTTCTACTACTGGTTTTTTTTTAAATATATTTTTAATTTTTTCAAACATTATGATCCTAATAAATTTTTTTGTTCTGTTTCAGCTTCCTCTTCAATGCCTAGTGGTCCAGTTAGTATTGTAGACTTTCTACCTTTTCTTTTTCTTGCAATCTTGGCTTGTTCAGCAGCAATTTCATCTTTTTCTTTCTGAGAAAGTTCAGAAGAAGGTGGCTCTACTGGTGGAGCAACTGGTGGTAGCGGTGGCATTTTTGGTTTAAAAAGTGAACCCATAATTATATAATCCTGTAACTATTATCTGCTACACTTTGTGGAGCTGATTGTCTAGTATTAATTTCTTGTAGTCCAACTGCCAGGTAACGCATTGCATCACAAGCATGAGAACTCCAATCGTGTACAGGCTTTGATCTAAACATTCTATTTTTATCAATATACTTCCTGTGATAATGTCTTAACGCATCTATTAACTTTTTGCAATGGTCTGTATCAATCCAACATCTAGGTAACATCATTGTTGTTGCGTGGATGCCATCTTCTAATGGAATTTTTGGTACGACTTTAAATCTAATTCCTAATTGATATGCGACCTCTCTCCGAGTTTTGCCATTACCAAATTCGGTAACTTCAATGTCGTGTGGTGCAAAGTGATCTTTGTAAACATAGTCTTTGTCATTAATCATTTTAATGTAATATGGTAAACCTTGACCTCTCTCTTCGTGGTAATCAATTATATTAATTGATCTGCCTAACTGTTGATAAAATATTATACTACTGTGGTCGGAGACCCCAAGATCCCATGCTGTTGATACAGGTAGTGCAGGATCGTAAGGAACTCTTGTAAGCTGTTTATCATCATCTAGTTTTGCAATAACATCTCCATATACTGCTCCTTCAATGTTGGCTATCCAATCGCACTCAAACTCTTGTTGATACTTCTTTTCTCCCATAACTTCTTTTGCCTTGACCAACTCATCATTGTCTACAATCTTGGTATCACTAGCTTTAGCTTTATAATTAAACCAATCTTCTGCACCTTGCGAGTGTTGGTACAGTTCATAAAAGTTGTTGTTCATTCCCATAGGTGTACCAATAAAGACGCAGTAGCCTTTACGATCTGATAATGCTGGTCTAATTATTTCTGGAAACAACTTACTGTTTACGTTTGCATATTCATCAATTACGCAGCCATCTAAATATATACCTCTTAATCCATCTGGAGATTCTGAGCCTAGCAAGGTGATTCTAGCACCATTAGGTAGGTCTACACGCAGTTCTGTTTCGTTAAACTTGGTGTGGGGTATCTTGGCGGTAAACTGTTTCATGTAATCCCATGCAATGCTTTTAGCTTGTTTGAACGTAGGAGCTATGTATGCGTATCTAGGGTTTTTGTTTTTGGACAATAATGCTGACCTAATTAGGTGGTTGATCATGCAAACTGTTTTACCGAACCTTCTATGGCATACAAGTACATTCCATCTATGATTGTCTATTTGTTTATGTAAATATGCTTGGTGTTTTCTTGGTGTATAGGGGATTTTAATATCCATATTTAGTGTATCATGTCTGACTTCATACCAGCCATAGGTTTATAATCAAAACCTATATTAAGCATAGCATAGCTAATAAATAAATCTGCTGCTACTTTATTAGGAAAGCCATAAAACTTAATAATAACATTGTTTGTATCTTCCTCAATATAAGCAACTGAATCTAAATCGTCTGCACTAAAGTAATCCATATACTACATCTAGTGCATTTTTTAAAAAAATAAAACAGAAAAGTGTTTGTGTATAAAGGTGTGGGTGGCTGTAAGGGTGTCCTCTAGTCCGGTATATATAGAAAGAAAAAACGTGAGCAATCTGTGGGGTGTACCCCCTTATAATGATTCTAATTTGCAACAAATTTTCAGTAAATATAATTAATGATAATAGAAAGTTATCAATACTAATTCCTATAACTATTAATTATCGGAATAATATTGTCGCTTGTTATATCGTGAGTAAAAAAACAAACGCTGTTTATAAATGGATACGATCTTTTATAAACTTTAATTATAAAATTTATTCCTGGTCCTTTTTATTCCTGGTCCTTTTTATTCCTGGTCTTTTTTATTTCTGGTCCATTATTAACTAAACATTAAAACAATTCTAAACTGTAAATATACAACACTGTTGCAAATATATCACACATAATAATAATTAAATTAATTTATATCTTGCCTTATTCTTAACATAATTAATATATATTTTTTAGATATGTTTAAAACAAATCAACCAAAGGAAACTATGACACAATATAAATATGATGAAATAAAATCTCATTTTGAAGATTTTATAAATGATGAAAATAATAAAGATTTTATTAAAGATAACATTGATGATTTACATCATGAAATTTTTAATACTGATTATTATATAATAGGAACTTATCAAGCTAAAAAATGGCTAGGTGATGAAGTATTTAATATAATAGATTTAATTAAACAATATGAAAATGACAATTTTGGTGAGGTCAATACTGATTTTAGTGATCCAGAAAAAATTGTTAATATGTATGTTTATATAATTGGTGAAGAAATAGTATCAGATTATAGAAATCAATTAGAAAATGTTGCCTAATTATAGCCATATTTATTTATTAACTTTAATTAACTAACGAAAGGAAACTATGACAAGTCAAGAACTAAAAAAGAAAGTTATATCATCAATGAAGAAAGATGATGAACTAAAAAAATATGTAAATGATCTTGAAAGTTTATCAAATGAAAATTTTGATATTTTAATCAAGATTATGAACAAAGCATATTTTAATGGTAGTGAACTATCTTCAAAATTTGTTACTTCAACAGTAAATTTAAAAGTAAAAAACAAATAAGAAAGGAAACTATGAACAAAGTAAATATAATCGCTTCAATCGTAGAGGGTGAAACCCTTTGCGATTTTGGTTTGTTAATGGAAGATACAGAGTTTAAAGATTTATTAAAAGCTGTAATTAATTTACCATTAGAGGAAGCAACATCACAATTAATAAACAAAGCAAACGAAATAAGTTAATCAACTGAAAGGAAACACAATGGAAAAATGGTTAAAATCGTTGTCTAAAAAAGAGTTAAGAACTTGGATTAAAAACATGAGTAGTTTTACAATTCTATTCTTTGCAACAGATGAAGATAAACAAAATATTCAATTAGCTAAAAATATATTGAATAATAAATAAACAACTGAAAGGAAACAAATGAAAGTAGAAAACATAGAAAGCAACAAAGGAAATAAAATAGCAAATCAATTTATAATTACTGATGATAAACAAAATGAGTATTTCCAATCTTATAATTCAATAATTGTAAAAAAAGATTATGAGAGTGATCAAGTAAAAATATATCTTGATCAAAAATACTGGAATTATAGCAACACCACAGGCAAATATAGAAACATCTTTTTAGGTGAAACTATAAAAGACACCAAAGCCAAAATTAAAAGCGGTGAGTATATCTTAACAGATTTAAATAAATCTGAATTAGAACTATAGAAAGGAAACTATGAAATACTATAAAGAATATCAAGAATGGCTTGATGAAATACAACCAATTCATAGTGGATTGCCTTATTCTATATTACTAGAAAGGGGTGATCCTATTGGGTTTAATTGTGGTTATGATGATTATTTAAACGCAAATGATATTGATGAAGATGATGAAGAAAACACAGAAAGCGAGAAATAAATGATAAACCCAGATAAGACACTAAAAAAAATGACTACTAAATTAGATAATATTTTGGATTGGTTAGTTGATAGTCCTATGGATAATAAAGATTATAATCAACTTCATAAAATCTTTAATAAGTATTTAGAAATAGAAAAAAAAGAAAGCGAGGAATAAATGACAAATAAAGAAAAAGAAAGGAAACATGAAAACAGAAAAAACATATTGGTATGATTTAAAGCCTACTGATAATAATAAAGGTTTTATCTATGGTATAAACTATATTGATAATGATGAAATAATTGAGTGTAAATGGTTTAAAACAAAACAAGAGAGAAATAAACAAATAGAAAGCGAGAAATAATATGAATGGAGAAGATTATCCAGGTTCAATACCAATGAGAGTAATTGGTTGGTCAATAGATGTTAAATGGTCCAATGGTAAAGAAGAAAGCATTACAGAAATACCAGATGATGTCGCATCAGTAATAGATGATTATCTAACAGAAATAGAAGGAGAACAAGCATGAGTGATGACAGTTATAATAAACTAAATAAAACAATAAAAAACTTCAATGATTATTTGGCAAAAATAAAAAAAGAAGTTGATCTAAATGAACACAGTTTAGCCATACATTATGATTATGATATTGTACCATTGCCAGATAATATAATTGATGAAGCAAATAGAAAGGAAACAAATGATTAATAAAACTACTTACAAAATAACAATACATAACCCAGATAAAGTTGATATGAATGATAATATTTTAGATGATCAATCAAGAATGTGGGAAATATACAAAGACTTTGAATGTAGGTCTGATGCAAAAAAATGGTTATCAGATTATATTGAAGTTATAGAAATGCTTAACTAATAAACAAAAGGGAAAAATAAAATGCCAATAGAACATTATAAAGGATTAGAAATTTGTATTATGTACAATGATAATCAAAAACCATACTATATAGTTTGTAAAGAGTTTAAAAAAGATCCATTTTGGGAAATAGGAACAACAGAATATAGTACAATTAAAAAAGCTAAACAAGATATAAATAATAAAGTTTATGAATAAACAACTAACACAACAAAATTTAAAACAACTTATGAGATTAACACTCATAAATATTTTAAATGCAAAGGGTGTAATATACACCTATTATAAACAACAAAAAGAAAGGGAACAATGCAATTTAAAGAAAACGAAATATGGGATTTAGAAAGCTATTTAGGTGTAGATAAATCAGATCATAATTTAGAGGATCAGATTGATAATTTAGTGAATGAAATAAAATTATTGATAGAAAATAAAAACCATAAAAAAGATTTTATTGAAAATTATAATTATTGGGTTCAAGAAAGAATACAATACGAAAAATAAACAACAACAAGAAAGGAAAAAATAAAATGTACATAGACAAATACAAAGTAGAAATAAAGGGTAATAAGTACCATGAAAAAACTGATAAGAAAATGACAGATCAAGTGTTAGCTACCTATGAAAGCAATGATGGTATGAATATTAAAGAATTAGCAAATATTCTTGAACAACTTGCGGATAGCCATCAAGCACATAATAATATTACTTTTAATATTGTAATGAAACAATACGATCACGATTAAGAAAGGGAAATAATGAAAAATGAAAAATGGATAGGTTTTAAAAAACCTAAATTTATTGGCATAGATTATGATTGTAAAGGCAATCCTTTAATTGATTGGCAAGAACAATTAAAATTAAAAATAGACAGAGATACTATTGGTTATGATTTTAAAGTTGTTGCTTATAGAAAAGTCCAAACTTGCATGGAAGATTAATCTTTATTATCAGAGGGTATATCAACTATATCCTCTGATACATCAATCATATCACTTTGATTATCTTCCCATGAAATTTTAATTGATTGGTCTGTCTTAACATTCTGGACCTTATTATCTGAATACAGGTCAGTTAGTTTGTTTGCCAGGAAAGTTATAAACTTTGTTTTTTCCCTTATCCATAGTATCTGATTAGGGTTTTCTATTTCTTGATATTGGAATACTTGTAAGAGTTTATCAATTAAAGTCTGAACACCATTTTTTCTAGCCTCAGTTATCCTCTCGTTCATTTCTGGATTTTTTTTTAAAAAATGATAAAATTTCATCAAGCTGAACTGATACTGTTTTTCCTCTAGTATTTCTGTAAGAGTTAAGCCTTTCGTGAGTTTTTCGCAAATTGTATCTGCTTGGCTCGTTGTTATCAATTCTGACTTTGACTTTGGTGTAATAGTATTCTTTGAGCTGTTCATCTGTATAGTTCCTAAATTGTTGTAGTTTACTTAATTGTTTTATCCTTGTTTTATCTGTAAATTTGGGTTTTCTAAAGCCTTTAACATTCTGATAACCATGATACTTACAATAATATGTACCATTTGCAAGTTCATATCCTTTCATTCTACATGGTATTAGTTTTCCCTCACGTCTACCAGCACGAGTAAAGCCTTGACAGAACACCTTACGCATTGGTCTACCTACCATATTACTTTTTCGGTCTACCTTTGTAGTCTAAATTATTTCTTTTATTAAACTCAACCTTTTCTCTATATCTTGGGTTACTATTTTTACTTATCTTAGTTAATTCATTAATTATTTTTTGAGGATGTACATAGGTAGCCTTACTTTCACGATCCAATTCAATCTTCTTTGCTTTGGCTAACTTTATATAATATGGATTGTTAGTATCTGAATTAAGTTCTGACAGGGGGAGCTTTGATAAGTTTAATATTAAACTATCCTTATCATTCCTATTATCTCTTATAATCTTATCTATATTATTAATGTATATTGTTTCTTCTAATACTGATCTTTTTTTTACATTAGAGTGATCTTTTTTATACATCTTAGGTTTATTAATGTATAAAATTGATCCATCTGATTCAGTTTTAAGAAATAACTGGTTAATTTTATAGCTTTTACCAGATCTACCACGAACAGTAGATATAATATGTAATTTTTCTAAAGTATCTAAAGTTCTTCTAACAGTTATACGAGATAGTTTAGTTTCTTTAGCGATTGTAGAGTACCTCAAGCCACATTCATAGTTATTCTTTTTCCAGGCGTGTTTCATAAGAGATAGATAGCAGTTTAAACAGTTAGATTTTTTGATACCGCTTAATTTATCTAAATGACCATATAATTTATAAGTTATATGTAGAAAAGCACGAGTATTATTCATGGTTGCAAAATTTCCTGTGATTGTGTTGGAGGTCTAGCAAGATTGACAACCATTGGTCCTCATTCATCAACTCAAACTCTGTCGGAGAGCTTGTTATTCGCTTGATCCTAAAGGTTAGGGTATCAGGTGTCAGATTTTTATAAAATACCAAAAAGCAGGGTATATTTAAGCGACTAGCGACTATCTTTGACAAGGTTGTAGCCTTATATTTCTGTCCTTTATCATAACAAGTCTCTAATATAGCCAAAGGCTCATAGCAACGTGGACAGCACTCAATACTGTCAATATCAATCATGGCTATGCCATTATATTTTCTATGCCAATCGTTATATACACCATTGGAAAATGCAAAAGTCCATCGTGCCATTTAATTATTATAATTTATTTTTTTATACTCTTCCCATATTTTTTTAAGTTCTTTTTCATATTCTTCTTTAGTGCCTTCTCTAAATACTTTAGCCATCCAAGTAGGTCTAATTCCATATATGTCTTTATGTGCATCAGAATATTCTTGATAAGCTATTTCTCTGTCATTTATTTTTTCTTCCATTTTTTTCCTTTCTGTTAAATCCATTGATCTGCCATAGCTTCTGCAATACCTGTATAAAATAATGATCTTAATTTACTTCTGTTTTTACTTGGTGGCATTTTCCATATTCTTTGTTCTCTTCCATCAACATTATCTGTTGATTTTAATTTAGGTAAATTATTTAACCATAAACATATTGACTTTCTTTCCCCATGTCCAAATTGATATGGTTGAATTATTTGTGTAGGTTTTTTAATTTTTGTTGAGATAACACTAATAGGATTTTCTAATGCTATCTTATCTATAGGTGCATCTAATAATTTTCTAACAAAATCTAATGCTTCTTCTTGTAATGACCAAGGTTTCTTCCCCTCTGTAAACCATCTAGCACCACTAACTGCAAGATGTGTACAAGGTGGATGAGCAATCATAAGATCCCAACCTTTATCTAAATATTCTAATACATCCCCTTGATAATGATTGCCTGGACTTTCAGTAGGCAGTATATCACAGGACCAAGCATCATGACCTTTAGAAGCAAAGGCATCCCTTACTATACCTGAATACTCACAAGCTACTAATACTTTCATTAATTTTTTATAAATTCTAAAGTAATGTAAACAATGTAAAATAAAAATAACACCTGGATTTCCATTGGTGCTTGTAAAAATATCTCAATCATTTTTTCTTCCCTTTATTATTATTATCTCGTTATCTTTTTCTTCTATTTGTTTTTCTAATGCAAATATTATATCTGCTTGTTTTTGTATAAACTTCTTTGCTCGTTTTAATTCTTGCTTACACTCAACCTCATCAAACATACCTTCATAGGTCATTTTAAAACCTCAATCTTTTTAACTACTGATCTAGGATATACAGTAGTATTACCAACTGTTAATGTTCCATCATCATCAAAACTATGTGATGCAAATATAATAAGTTTTTTTTTGTCTTTGTATAATAAATAACCTGTGTCTTCACACCATGAATATACTTGATCTTTTGCCTTATCCAAATTCATCCACTCAGGGTTAGAAACAATATCAACCCAATAAATTTTTACTCTTTTATATTTAAACTTTGGTGTTCCACCATGCTTCATACAAATCCTTTATTGTAACTTGATTGTCTGTAACTTCTAAAATTTTAGCAACCATTTCTGGATCTGGAAACCTTTTAACTTTAGCTGTTAAGCACCACCTTTGAACTGAAGTTGCTGGATTTTGTACTCCTTTTATACCAAGTTCTAACCCAAAATTATAATAGGATAATTTTTTGTTTTTTCTGTACTCTTCAAGTGTCATAATTCCTCTCTATATTATCTAATTTGTATCTATATATACTATATTATTATCTTTACAATAAAATAAATATGTGTATATATAATGTAAAACTAGGAACTTATGAAATTAAAACAAAAAACCCAAGAAGAGTTAATAACTGAAGCATTTGCAATATTTAATGGTGGTAAAGGATTAGATCATTGGTCCTATTCTTCTACTTCAACACCATTTGCTAAAAATTTAATTAGTTATTCTTTTCCACAAAAAATTAGAAGATCATGGTTGTGGAGATACAAAGCTAACTTTGGCAACCTTGTAAACAATACAGTGCAAAGAATGATTGCGGATGTTATTTGGGAATCAACTACAAAAATAAAAGCTGAATGGGATAGAGATTATAAGTCTGCATTTAAAACAGAGTTAGATGAAATAAATAAAAAGCCACCGGTAGATGATAAAGATGAGTTTGCTAGAAAAGAAATGCAAAGCTACGCACACGATTGTATTGGTATAACAAAAAAAGTTGTTAAAGATTTAATTGGAGATGAAAAATTACAATGCGAGTTTCATGTTGAAAAAAAAGAAATGACACAAATTAAAAAAACTTTAGGTAAAGTAGATTATATGAATAAAAAATTATTTATAGAATTAAAAACAAAACCACCTAATATAAGAAAGGTCAAGAATAAGGATCAGTGGAATATGACTACACAAGAACTACCCACTGAACCTGCAATAGACCATCTTACACAGACTTCGTTCTACTATATGTGTACCAAAAAAATACCTTACTTAATTTATGTTAATGATAAGGAGCATATTACTTTTGATCAATCACATGAGCTGATGAAGAAAAACCATCTGGAATATCTTTACTATAAAATGGTTGAGAAGATTTTGCTTTGGGAACGTATGATTATGTTTTGCAAAGGTAACTTATCTGAACTTGCACTAATGTGTGAGCCACCAGATATGAACCATTACTTTTATTATAAAGATTTAGCACCAGAACAATTAAAACTAATAACTAACCTATGGGGAATAAAACATGATTAAAAGAAATATATATCAAAAACTACATGATGCTTGTTTAAGTGCAAAGAGTGTCAAGAAAGGTGCAAAAGCAAATGGGATGCACTTCAACCCACTTTTGCACGACAAAGTTCAAGAAGTAGCTACACAATCATTATTAGATAATGGTTTGTATGCGACCTGTAATTATTTAACAGAGATTGTACCAAACATAAAACAAGTAATGGTCGTATGTACTATGAGAGTTTATGATATTGATGATCCAACCCAACATATACTTGTTGATGGGTGTTCAGCATTTGGAAACCTGGATAAATTTGGAACAGGTAATGCTATGTCATACTCAAGAAAGTATGCGTTCTTAAATTTATTAAATCTTAAAACAGGTATCAAAGATGAGGATGGCTATGAGCCAAAACCATTTGAAGATTCTACAGAGCAATCTGTTGAAGAACCTACATATATGGATGATGCTATAGATGTAGATGGTATAAAACATGAACTTAAAAATGCTAAAAGTATACAAACTTTTAACATTGCTAAAGAAAAGCATAGAGCAAATGTTGAGTATCTATTAAGAAACAATTTACGAGCATATAGACAAGTAACAGATGTTGCTGAAACTCGTGAATTACAATTAACAAAGGGTCAGTAAAAGCTGACAATAACAAAGGAGAAAACATGAGTGAAGATGTAGTATGGTGTAACTTGGTAAGAAACCAAAACAAAACTGCGGAGAACCAACCAGATTGGGTAGCACCGCCAAACCTTAAAGCACCAGAGGGGAAAAAGTGGACCATAGGTGTTAAGATAGGAGATGTTTGGCACAATCAAGCTGGATGGGATGACAAGGATGAGCAAGGTAATGTTGTTGGGATTACAATCAAAATGACACCACCTACTCCTAATGAAGATAAGCCATCAGCAACTCCTAATAAGGGGTTTCAAAGTAAACCTAATTATGGTAATAAACAATCATACAAGTATTAATTAATATTTGTATTTAGTCTTGGGGGAGTTTTTTCTTTCTAGTTCCCTTTCGGTAGTTTTCTTCCCCAAGACACCTCAAACACATTATGGAT